GGGTTTTGTTGTTTTATTTATTTAAATTTTAAATTTAATTTTACAGAAAATCCGCGTAAATTATGACGCGTATTCGAGAAAGTAAAAATTACCAGCGGAACCTGGCTTTGTAGGCCAAAGTCTCTGCTTCGCTGACTCTTCTCGAGTTGGCATTGACCAAACCTCTGCTCTCATTGTTTTAAAATCAGGAAAATCTGATTTTGTGAGGGCTTCGATTCGCTCGATCATGCCTGCACGTTCCATCCATCGTAAAGTATTGAACCGTGGTTCAACACCTCGTTTAGTTGTTAATTCGATCCAAATGTCTTTCGTACATTTGTAAAATCTAATTGAACATCCACAACTTGACATGCACAGGCCCATAGCTGATGCTGCGAGTCTAGTCCAGTCTTGATCGTGTTCAGGAAAGAATAAGTGTCTTAGTAAGTCTTCGTCTGTTCGGTATGGCATTCCATATCGATTGAAGTATCCTAGAACGGTGATACCGTCTAAGCTATTTTGAATCTTGGACTTCTTAGTGCTTAGTACTGCATTAAAGTAGTACATAGCCGATTCGGCTAGCATATCTAAGAAATGTGGTCCGTAGATGTCAAAAACTCTTTCAAAAAAGGTAACCAGTGAGTCATCTCCTTGAATCCTAATCCAGAAATTTTCCGAATTAATATTGATTCCTAGTGATGATAGACAAGTAAGGATCATTATACAATTGATAAATGAGTCCATTAATTGTGTCTGTTGGTAACCTGATCCAAATCCATTATAAGTCCACTGAAACAGTTGCCCATTAGGCAGGAGGATTGGGTTGAACATGATGCTGTAACACATCCATCTCCACAATCTTTCTATGTGTTCAGGGTCTTTTGGTTTTGGGTCTACGTAGTATGATGTTGGTTGATATCTGGTAAAATCAAAGTAATCTCTCCATATTGCATGGACGATAACGATTAATGCAAAAAGCATTCTTCGATCGAATTGAGACCAATCGATACTGATAACCGTATTAGGTGATCCGTGTTGATTGATTTCATGAGTTAGCTTCTTCCAGCCACCTTTCATCATTTCTCTTCCCCACAGTAATCTTCCCTCTTCATTATTGAGGTAGATTCGTTGCAGTTGCCAGATAAACATGTTCTCGGCCATAAGTAGGAGTTTTGGTGCTCCAAAAACGGCTCTGATCTTGTCAGGTTCATCTTTGCTAACGACGTGAGATCGTGAATGTAAAGTATTCCAGTAATATGGTATTGGGTTGTTGTTGTCATCCCAAAATTGTTTTGATCCATATTTGATTCCATGAATTAGACTTCTATTATAAACGAAAATCTCGTTGTATAAATTGTGAAATTTTGGACTGTCATCTTTTGTGATGCCAATCGCTTGTTTGTATCTCAACCACTCTCTAGTAGTAAAATACTTGCTAATTTTATTCTTAAAATAGCTCCATTTATTATCATGCCAATCATATTCGGTCTGAAAAGGAACGAATTTGAAATCATTAAGATTCCATGGTGCTTCAGCACTGACGGGTAGGGTCCAGGGATAGTACCTGAGGTCCGGATAAGATATTGGATATAACGTTTCACTTGGTCTAAACATTGATTTGGTTAACTCTATAGCTGCTGTGAAATGATTATCAGAAGGTATATCATGTTTTGGCTGTTCAGTTAATTTGAAGTTTTCAATTACTGCTTCATCGCTAAAATCTGATCTTCGACTTTCTAAAACCTTTTCAATTTCGCTAATTGAGTAGAACTTTAACATACTTCTCATGACAATTTGATTTCTATCTTCAAGAACTTCTTGAGGTAGTTCAAATTTATATCGCCATGGTATGATCCACTTTGCAATTGTGCGTAGGTAACGTAAATTCATTTTGCTTAAGAGTAAGTCAATTCTTACTAGTAAAATATCGGAGAAACCGCG